TGAAGATCCACTAGATCGCGACATGTAAGGCTAAGCCCCCTCGGGGGCTTTTTTAATTTGTTCACAAGACAAGGAAAAGATATGTTTAAAAAATTACTAAATATGATGTACGAAGTTAGAGATGCAATACGAAAAGGTCGTTCAAGACATCCAAAAGGAACATGATTATACTATCACTAATACCTGTTAGGAGAAAAAACTGGGTTATTAAAGCCAGTGTCTTTGATGATCAGATATTAGTGTTTTTTCACAACCCGTTAACACTTGCATATTTCTTTAAAATCTTTTATAATGAAGAATGTGCTTTTAAATTTATAGAAGAGATTGTTGTAACATGATTAAAATTGTAAAATTGATTACTGGTGAAGAGTTGATTGCAGATGTAACGGGTGGCGATGTTTATGTAACATTGAGTAAACCATGCTCCCTTCAAATGGTACCATCTCGTAATAACCCAGATCAGCCTATAATGGGTATGTTCCCATATGCGGCATACACTGAAGACCATTGCATAGACGTTGAGGTAGATAAAATCGTCTGGGACGCTAAGCCAATTAAAGAACTTTATAATCAATATAACTCTGCCTTTGGTTCTGGTATCCAACTTGCTGGATTGTAATGTTTCATGTTGTAGTACAAAATATCATGAAGACATTAAAGAAACCTTATTTCGTAACGTTGGTTAATCCTGTAAATTCAGAAGAATGGATTTGTGAGGACTACAACGATACACGCTTTATTGACGGAGTAGAATACGTGAAAGTCCGTAAACCCATTATGCAACGCACTGTGTTAATGCGTAAAGATGCGTTACGTAAGAAGTAACGTAACAGTTGCAGTTTGGTCTGACATGATATATAATAGATACATCTACTAAGGAGATAGCATGAAAAAGTTACTTATTGTTATTACTGCATTACTTGTATCTACCGGTGCAATGGCGCAACATCATGGACATCATGGCTACCACGGTGGTGGCAACTGGATAGGCCCTTTAATTGGTGGGGTGGTAATAGGTACTATAATTTCAAATTCTCAAAGACAGGTAATCGTACAACAGCCTCCGGTAATTGTACAGCAACCTCCTGTTTTTGTCTATCCTATTCAGAACTATTATTCTTGCCTGGTGCAAGTACAAGACCCATATTCAGGTGTTATTAGAAACGAAGTTCGTACTTGCGTTAATCAATAACTCTTATCGGAACATCGGGCTCATAGCTTAATGGTAAAGCGTCCGACTCATAATCGGTTGAGTCTAAGTTCAATTCTTAGTGAGCCCACCAATTGGAGTAAGTATGGTAGATAAAGTATATACTTTAGATGTAGTAGCTGCCGATGATGGATCTGAAGATCAAATGCTTCAGTTCTCAGAGGAATTTTTAGCCGAAAATGATTGGCGTGTAGATGATGTTATAAGTTTTGATTTGCAAGAAGATAAGTCAATTATATTAAAGAATAAAACCTGGGAACAAAGAAATGAAAGTCTATCTAAGCAAATACCGCTACCATTGGATCAGCCCCTACAAGATTCTTGAGAAGGTCTTCTTCTGGCGGGAGATTGATTATGATGAGCCACTCATCGATAAGCTGAGTAATATACTTCAGCCTTTTTGCCAAGGTATTCAGAAAGTACTAGATACTATTCACCCTAAAATTGATTATGTTAAGATCGATAAGTGGGATACCTGGAATATGGATACTTCTCTTTCTCAGATCATCCTACCCATGCTTAAGCAGCTGCAGGCTACTAAACATGGCGCTCCACATGTTGAAGATGCAGATGTACCAGAGGGTTTGAATCTTCGTTCTACTGAAGCACCAGCAAAAGAGAACGAATGGGATACTGATGAAAACTGGCATAAGCGCTGGGACTGGGTACTAGCAGAAATGATCTGGACCTTTGAGCAGTTAACATCTGATTGGGATTCTCAATACCATACAGGTATATCCGACAGAGTAACTACACCATGTGCTTGGGATGATAAAGGTAAACCCACTATGTACTCTTGGGATAAAGGTCCAAAGGATACGACAGAATTCGATAGTGAAGGTTATATGAAGCATGACAAGCGTATTTCAAACGGTCTAGTTTTATTTGGTAAATACTACAGAGGGCTTTGGGATTGAGTATATTAGTTATAACCCCTACTACGGGGTCACCTGAATTAGCTGATGCTGTATATTCGGTATTGAATCAGACAAACAAAGAGGTAGAGCACCTTCTAGTTGTAGATGGTGTTGAGTTTTCATCTAAGGTAGACGAGGTATTAAATGATGCAAGAATTATTACAGGTGGAAAAATTAAACGAATTGACTTACCGTTTAATACCGGTAAAAATGGTTTTTATGGCCACCGAATCATGGCTGGGTTTGGCCATCTTATCAATCACGATTATGTTCTCTTTTTAGATCAGGATAATTGGTTTGAACCTGATCATGTAGACTCACTTATAAATATAATTGAAGATAAAAAACTTGACTGGGCTTATTCGCTTAGACAAATTTTTGATAAAGATAAAAATTATGTAACTGCTGATAATTGTGAGTCTTTAGGTCGATGGCCTGCATGGGTAGGTGAAGACGTTTTTCTAATTGATACAAGCTCGTACTGTTTTAAGACATCCTTCTATCGCCAAGTATGCCACATCTGGGATTTCGGGTGGGGTGGAGATAGAAGATTTTATAATATTTTAAAAGATCAAATTAAGCACGACAATTACGCGTGTTCAAGTAAATACACACTCAATTACAGACTAGGGGGAAACGATGGTTCAGTTCAAGCCGGATTCTTTATTGACGGAAATAAGAAACAGTCGCAAGTTTATCCCGACAGTTTTCCCTGGAACCGATAGACCAATAACGCGGGGTAGCTCAGTAGTAGAGCGTGGGACTCATAATCCTGAGGTCGGAGGCGCGAATCCTTCCCCCGCAACCCTTACTTCTATACCACCAAATATTATCTTGGGGTATAACTAATGAAAGCACTTATACTTATTGCATTACTGTTTGTTAGTAATGCGTTTGCAGTTAACATTACTGCCCAGAGCTGGTTAGAGACCGATGATAAGGGTAACCTAATTGAAGGTTCTAATATTACAGAGGTTAGATCTATTGCCAGTATTACTAAGTTAATGACCGTGATGGCTGTTATTGATAGTAATCCAAACATGCAAGAAAAGATTGGCAAGTATACAAGAGAGCAGCTTATTCAAATGGCTTTAGTTAAGTCAGACAATAATGCCGCTAAAGCATTGTGTGATAATTTTCCTGGTGGTCGGTTTGAATGTATAAAGTACATGAACTCGAAAGCTATCTACCTGGGTATGTTTAAGACTAAGTTTGTAGAGCCAACCGGTCTCAGTCCAATGAATATAAGTACAGCATTGGACTTGTTGCGATTGGTGTTTGAGTCAAGTCATTACCCAGAGATTGTTAAGGCTAGTCAAACAGCTGTATTGACTGTAAAGACAGGTAAGCAAGTTCAGACGTTTAATAATACCAACCCTATTGTTGGTAAGCGTCATAGTTTTATCGTCAGTAAGACTGGAACAACAAATGCAGCCGGTGGCTGCATTGTAATGATGTTAGATACAGAAGTTGGCCGCCGTATCGTTATCGTTCTTGGAAGTAAAAACGGCAGGTTACGAATACCTGAAGCCGAATTTATTGCTTTACAAAGTTAATTCCAGTACTTAGATGAATCAAGGTTATCCCAATATACCTTGTTATTGCGATTAATAAAATTCTTTACAAGGTATGTCGCCATACCAAAATAACCCATCTTTTTAAACCTACGAGAATCTTGTCCAAAGTAGTGATTGACAATTTTAAACTTTTTAGGGCTATACATTCTAGATAGAAAGTAATCTTCAGATGTTATTGCGCGTTCGGGGAAGCCACCAAACTCATTAAATTTATCTCGCCGGGTTAACATAAATGCACCCACTGCAAACGGTGAGAAGTGTTTTAGTATATGATTTATTAAATTAAAAATTTTAAATCCAATTACTGCTCTTAGATCATTATCGTAGCATTTAATATTTAATCCAATAAGATCTAGGTCTTTTGATACCATTTCATTAACCGCATCTTTAATAACGGTATTTTTAAAAAATCGAACATCAGCATCAATAAACAAAATATAGGGTGTAGCGACTAGTCGTGCTCCGTTATTTTTGGCTAATGAAACCGGGCCACCTTCAATAACTTCTACATTCAAGCTACCTTTCATTCTTTGAATAACATCTCGTGTACTGTCAGTTGAGCAGTCAGCAATTATAATTCTTGTGTTGCCTATTGTTTGCTGATGTAGGTGTAATAATAAATGTGCAATGTATTCTTCCTCGTTCTTACAAGGTACAACAACGGTAATTTGATCAGATAGCTTCATCTGTTTCTTTAGTCCAGGTAATAATTTCCCAGCGACCATCCCAGTGCTCGACTAGCGCAGTACAGGATTCTACCCAATCACCATCGTTCATGTATACAACACCATCTATATTTTTTATTTCCGCATGGTGTATATGACCACAAATTACACCATCATAGCCGCGTTTCTTGCAATACCCAGCTAAGTTTTTTTCAAAATGAAATATAAAATCAACCGCTCTCTTTACTTTTGTTTTGAGATATTGACTAAGACTAAAATACCCAAAGCCAAAGCGATGGCGTATCCAATTGAATTTGTTATTGAGTGATAAAACCACATCATATGCGCGATCTCCTAAAAATGCGAGCCAAGGTGCAAGCCTGGTAATACCATCAAACATATCACCATGGGTAACAAGATAATGTTTACCATCTGCACCTATATGTTCAATTTGATTATGAATTTCTATTAAGCCAAAACTAAAATCATATGGTATCATCGGCCTTAAAAATTCATCATGATTACCAGCAATATATATTACTCTGGTACCGCGCTTGGCATGCCCCAGAACTCGCCTTACAACATTAGTATGTGATTGTTTCCAACGCCATTTGTTTTGTTGTATGCGCCAAGCATCAATTATATCGCCTACTAAGTATAAAGTATCACAGGTATTATATTTTAAAAAATTATTTAGTTTATTCGCTTTACAATCATTAGTACCTAAATGCACATCACTTATAAAGATGCTGCGATACTTCTTTGAGTTCATTAATTAATAGCATTAAACACTGAAACTACTACCGCACCCACATGTATGTTTTGCGTTGGGGTTAGTAATTACAAATTCTTTTTTCATAAATTCATCTTTATAATCAATATTTGCATCTTGTAAATATTGCATACTTGCTGCATCAACTAAGACTCTGAATTCATCTAGAGGAAATTCAAAGTCATCTTCATTCATAACTTCATCCATGGTAAATCCGTAATTAAACCCGGAACAACCACCACCCACTACAAAAGTTCTCAACGAAACTTTAGGGTTATTTTCTTCTCGCAATAAGTCTACGATCTTAGACTTTGCAGCATCTGTTATTGTAATCATGGATAGCCGCCTTTATT